TCCAGGAACCGCAAGTTTCTGAATCACAACCTGATTGATCTCAGCAGGTGTGGTCGCTTCATCAGAATCAACCTTTTGCACTGGCATGAAGTTTGATGAGAGATAACGACTTGCTTCAAACGAACCAATGTTATACAGGTATTTCCAAACGTATCCGTCAGATGTTTCGAACGGAGATCCTGTTACATCTTCAGGTCGAATAGATGAAGGAACCGCGATACCCAGAGAGTTTCTACCTTGCTTCAAGCAAATATACACGTTGTTCTCGTCAGTGAGAACGTAGAAAGGATAGCGCCCAACGATAGTGTTGATGCCTCGGGTCGCCCAGTCCTGATCTTCGTACGCAGAATAGATTGAACCCGAAGACCAGTTGACGCGCTCTATAATGAAAGACGTATCGTTTACTTGCTTGATGGACTGTAGGGATTGACGAAACTTTCTTTCCTCAAACGCAGATGGGTTTGTTGTTTCTGCTGCGTCTGAGTCATTACCCCATTCCTCAGAACGACCAATGCCCAAATAGAAGTAGTCAGAATCTCCAACCGCACGACCATTACTCTTGAAGTCGTTTAGTACTGCTTCCAGTACATCAAATTTAAACTTGTCTGTTATAGTTGCTGACATTTTATTTCTCTCAACTGATTGTTACGTCTGATTCGGCGTGTAGTAACCAACTCGAACCTGTCCAAATAACTTCTGCGTATCCGTATTGCGGGACAGTGAAGGTATTACCCTGGAGGAATTTGCTCGGCGCAGTCGGAGTTACTGTAACAGCGCCTGTGTTAATGTTTACGATTCTGACGTTCTGCCCTGCGACAGTTCCGTCTGGAAGAGGAGCAGCAACTGCTGTTGCTCTATTGTAGATATTTAGTGGCGTATTGATATTCACTGGAGTTGTAGCGCCAGTAGAAACTGTTGTTCCGTACACCAGACTTGAGTTGATCTTGACGTGACCGTTACCCTTTGTAGAAAGAACCATGCTAATATCTGAATCATCGCCAACGGTAGAAAGCGTCACATCCGTTGCTGAGTTTGAAAGGTTCAGGTTGTTTGTTGCGCTTACAACAGAGGTGAATGAAAGTAACTCATTGGCGTTGGAATCAAGCAGAGCACCTGTTATAAGAGGCGAAACTATTTCTTGGTTTGCTGCGTTGACAAGCAGGGTTCCGTTTGCATTCGGAAGACTTACCGTTCTGTTGGCAGAAAGAGTCCCAGACCCCAGAGAAATTTCAAACAGACCGCCATCTGCAAAGATGATGTTGTCACTATCAAACCTCAGTCCAGGAGAAAGGAATGCTCCGTCTGCTTGACCGCCAATGAAGTTGTAGAGTTCAGCGAAGTTCGCATTGATCTTTGTGATCGCATCGCGGAGGGAATCGCCAGTACCGTCATTAGCAACGGTTCCTGTGTTTAGAATATTTCTTGGCATTAAATTAACCCTGAATGTTTACTGTTATTTATACTGGTTTCAGATAACTATCTGACCGTCCGAGTCTTCATATACATTGCCGTCGATACGTTCGAAGGCATTACTCACGTCAACAAACGCATCAGAATCTCTTGATAGACCAGTACCAGCACTGTCGGCGTCCATGAACGGAGGTCTGATGTTATAGGTGTTGATCATAGAACCATACTGTCTACTGATGTCTATGATAGGCGTGTCAGCATAAGTCAAATTGGCGTCACTCAGGAACGCAGGTTCAAGAGGAATACGAACCAGACCAGAAGAAACATCAGCAGAGTCTCCAACGATACCAGTAATGTCTGTGTAGTTTAGACCGTCTCCGAAGGTTGCTACTCTTTCAACAAGAAGTTCTGGAACCTCAGTGATAGAGAACTCTTGCTCTCCAATATTAAGGTCGACGTTGCTGAATACGTTTACGATAGACGCATAGTACATGCCAGCAGGGTGCACAAACTTCTTGTAAGTCTCACCCCATTCTGAACTCGAGAGAGGCGACTTGATGAGAAGAGAGAACAACTGGTACTGTTTGTTGTTAATAATCTTCTTTTCTTGTAGGTCTGAACCAATCAAGGTAAACTCAGATGGCGTCACGTCGATATGAAGAACTGCCCCGCTTGTGCTTAACGTAGGCAGTAGAGTTATCGTTTTGTTATTAGTGTTCCAAGAATAATCAACATCTTCCTCGAGAAGAACATCGTCTATCCAGGCAATAACATCACCTTGGATTGCATACGAAAAGTTAGTACCTACGATATCGTCAAATACTGTCAGGTCATAATGTAGAGTTTCCTTTTGGGGAGCGCCGATAGTGAAGATCTCATTCTTAGGATACTCTACCTCAGCGTCTACGTTGAAGAAGATCTTGAAGAACTTCTCGATGCTGAAGCGGGAACCTTTTGAGCGGTAGAGAATGTTGGAGAACAGAACAGACAGACGCTTGGAAACAAAGTCCTCGAAATACGGGTCGCCAAGAAGAACCTCTTCACCAATAAAGAGTAGGAGATCTTCTGGAACCTGACGAACATCACGCAGCGTGAATAGATCGTTCAGAAGGTTCGCTGGGTTGTCATCTTCTTCCAAAGAGTCAACATAATACTCCAACATTTTAACCAGAAGCGGATAGTCCTCTTGGAAGAATCCAGGCAGGACTTCCTTGACCTTATAGTAATCGACATCTATAGGTCTGCGGTTTATGTCTGTTAAAGTTTTATCCAGCGACATCTTTATCCCTGACTAATAAGTGCTCTTGAAGATGACTCTTCAGCATCGTATGAGATGATTTCGTTCAGTACAGAAGTGATCAAACTTTCGTTTGCTGGGATACCAAATATCTTTATGTAGTTTCTTGAACCAACAATCGTTTCTGCGATAAGAGATTCAATCACAACCTTACCCTCAGCAGGAACAAAGTAACCGATTGAGTTGCGCAGTACCTTACCTGTAGTGAGGTTGTAGAGTTCAAGGTTTGTCGAAGGTACGATTTCAAACTTGCCTGTTCCAACACCGTCAACGGTAATTTCCTTTTCTTCGTTCAGAGAGTTTCTCACCTGTACAACCTGATTGTTGTAAGTGAAGAAAGAAGAATACACTGTAGCATACGGAAGATCTACAGCACCTTCCCTGCTTGACACAATAGTTTCTGAAGAGGAGTTGTTCTTATACGCCAACTTTGGAGACTGTAAGGCAACTGGGAATATTACAGTGTATGCCTGATCAGCAAACAGCGTAGGCGATATTCTTTTCTGCATTCGAATGTTGGCACGACTCGACAGAATTGATGGGTCGAGCGAGTCAATACGGGTCAACAGGTTTGAGCGTCTGAAGTCTTGCCCGAACCTTCCTGTTGTTTCGTTGAAGAAACTTGCTACCTCTGCGTTTACATTTTTTACAACAGCAGATTGCGACAAACCAGTAAGCGTTGGGTCGAACTCAAAGTTCACCTCAGAGGAAACGTAGGTGGTTTGTGGTTCAAGGAATTTCAGATCGAACGAAGCAATAGAAAGACGGTCAGCAAGATCCAGGATGTTTGCTTTGGTTGTGTTCTTTGTTCTACCAGCAATGCCGTCATTGAAAACAATGGAAGTAAAGACAGAACCGTATTCTGGGTCTGCCATTTCTTCACCACCAAAACTAACGATGTCCTTGATGAATGAACTGTAGTTCTTCAGAATAAGAGCAGTGTAATCATCAGCAGTTACCATTCTGTTTTGCGAGGCGTACTGATAAGGTGCGTTTCTTCTGATTGATTCTATTGTCTGCTTGTCGCCACCGCCAGTAGATTTTGTTACTGTCGTCACGCTCAGTGAAGAAGAACCGATAACTTCATCAAAGGATATCTCGGAGAAAGTGTCGAATGTCACTGCGCCGTTTGCCTCAGCACCAGAGGTACGAAGGTATGTAACTTGAATCTTGTTACCAGCAGAAGGAGTCGCCCCCAGAGTTGTTCCAACGCCGAACGACAACTCATAATATTCGTTAGGGGATTCGTTAAGAATATACAGCGGAGATGCCTCAGAGACCTGTGTGGCGTTTGCAAGGTTCTCGTAGACGGTAAACGCCTGAGAAGCAGGGGATTCGAACACACGAACAACCGCTGTTGCGGTATCCATTTCTGTGTCAGGAATAACGAACACCGTAGTTTCTACATCAGCACCAGCGATGAACTCCTTGACCTGCTTCACGCCTTCATACAGAGTAACATCTGCGTCTGGGTCAGAGATAGGATGGAACTCGTAGACTCCGTTGTTGTCAACTGCCACCAAA